TTCCCACGCTCGCGGAGAACCATGAGCAGGGCGTTGTTGTTTGTTACGTTGTCAGCGAGTTCGCCGCTACGAGATTGGATGGTCGTGGCGATGATGTCGCTGATTGCTCCATTGGCGAATGCCATGTGTAGCTCCTATCAGGGATATCAAATACGGCTTGCGGTTGCCTGGTCGAACGATTCTTCCAGTGCTGCGCGCCGTCCTTTCGGTGCCCCGCCTGTCGTTGCCGCGACTGCGCCGGGTGTGGCCGTTCGCGTGCTGACTGCGTTCGCTTTGGCTGCTTTCGCTGCCTTATCCGCCTCGATCCGACGATTCTTCTCCGCTGCATCGCGTTGTGTCGCCTGATGCTTCGTGAAAAGTTCGTCGTTCAAGCGGAGCGCCTTCGAATAGGCGCTATCGAGGTCCGTAGCCATGCCCGCTTGTAGCAGGCGCTGCATCTCCGGTCCCAATTGGTCTACATACGGATGCGATGACCTGAAGTTTTCGACTTCGGCCACAGCAGCCGCCTGAATCTGTGCTTGTTGCTGGTTCTGGTACTGCGACATCTGGTTTTCCAGATCGCGGGCGCGCTGTTGTGCTGCCATCACGTTCGGATCGATGTGATGTTGCATGTGCTGCGGCAATGCCGCGCTCTGCTGCAACATCTGCTGAAGCGGAATGCCGACCGCATGAGCCACATTCACCAGCGTCTGAATCTTCGTCGCCTCGTCGCCGGTCGCCAGCAACTTACGCGTGTACAGCAAGTCGCGAACGACGACTTCGGGTTGCACGCCTTGATGGCGCAGCTCGTCCAAATGCGGCTGGATCGATTGGACGATCGGCTCGACCTTCGCACGGTAGTCATCGAACCCGCGCTGGCTTTCTTGCTCGCGCTGGTGGATGTACTTCGCAACTTCCGGGTCAAGCTTGTCCCAATGCGCGCGCTGATCGGCCTTCCATGACTTCGGCGGCTCGGGGCGCTCTGTTGCTACCGGCTGCGCCTCGACGCCTGCCACAGCATCCATAGACGGCGCCGCGGGCGCTTTGGGAGCGAACCGGCCCGACTCATCGCGCGACCGGCCTTCGTTCTCGACAGGCTCGGCGCTGATGTTCTCAACGCTCGGCGCATCGACCACGACTTCATGCACCGGATCGGCCGGCGCGTCCGTTACCGATTGGTCGATCGCTTCCAGCGCTTCGGCTAAATCTTCTCTGCGTGTTCCCATGGTTTCTCCGTGGCTTATTTAAGCGCGTTGACTTGGTCGATGATCTTTTGCTTGCGCGCCTTCTTCGATTCGGGCGTAAGGTCGATCTTTTCTTTGGGCTTCAGGTACTTCGTTTCATTGCCAATCTCGATGCAGTTGTGCGCCTTCAGATGCGCGCGGTGGTGCGATCGAGACGTGATCATTTCGCCGGTGATCATCGACTTGTAGGGCGACATATCGGCAGCTACGAAGGGAGCGCTGACGACACGTTGCACTTCGCCGCCGCATTCACATTCCGGGATTCCCAAGTCGCGCTCTGCTACAGAGCGATATACGGCATCGTCCCTGCCGCAGGACTGGCATTTCGTTGCGTAGAGAGGCATGGTTATTCGCCGGATTCGGCTGTACGCGCCGCGCTGATCTGCGCTGCGTCAAGAGTGGTTTCCGCGGAGATTTCCGCGACTTCGATGGCGCGGGCATTGTTCAGATGGGCGATGAGCACTTGCATCTGCGCCTGCATTTCAGCCTTCTGAGAGTCGAGCATCATGCGCATCTGCTCCAAACGCTGCTCTTGCTCAGCTTTCATCTGGTCGCGGTGCATTTCAAGCACTTGCTCTTGCGTCGCTTGGCGTGCTTGCGCTTCCTGTTCGGCGTTGGCCGTCTGTTGCGCAAGATGCGCCTTCAGCATTTCAAGCTGGCCCTGCTGCTGCATCTTGGCCTGCTCAATCTGGTTGCGCCCCTGCTCCATCTGCATGTCGATCTGCGCGCCGGCCTGCTTCTCTTGGATGCGTGCTTGCGATTCGGCCTGCACCTTCTGGATTTCGATCGGCGGCGGCTTGGGCTGATTGGCCTGCTGCGCGATCTGCTTCGTCAGCGTCTCCGCGGCGTTGTCGATCATCCCTTCCAGCGTCTTGCCAGCCTTGAATGCGGACACGCCAAACTTGAGGATTTCTACCAACACAGGCGCCAATTCAGGCGTCGTCTGTGCCGCCGGAACAGCTTGCTGAAGGAACTTGCTGACCATCTCGACGAACTCAATACGATCCTGCTTCTGCGCATCCTCGTCGATCTGCACGAGCGAGTCTGCGTCGACCTCAATGCGGAACGAGCGCAGCACCTTGTTGCGCAGCATCTGGAGCGCTTGCGGCACGAGCTGCTGATCTTCCGGCAGCAACTGTCCGGCAGACGCCATTTGCAGGATGGTCTGGTCGCTGAACTTGCCGCAGATCACCTGTGCTTTGAGGCGAAGCAATTCCGTCGCGTAGATCGCCACGTCTTCCTGCGTCGTACGCAGCCGAACCGCTCCGAATCTCGCCTTGATACCCTGAGCCGTAGCAGTCTCGGCCGCGTCCGTCTCGCCGCGCATGATGTCGGCAATGCCGGTCAACGCGTAAATCTGCTGCACAACGTTCTCGCGCGCTTCGAATGCGATCTGCAATGCCTGCGCGATCGGGCCGAGGTCGATGATGTCGACAGCGCCTTTCAATCCGCCCTTCTCGGCGAACGCAGCGAAACTCTTGACCGGGATCAGGTCATTGTTGCCCGTCTCGGTGAAAAGCCGCTGCAATTCCTTGAACTCGGCGTTATAGACGCCGCGCACCTTGAGCGCCTTGATCAGCCCGTCAATGCGATCGCTGATGACATCGAGTTCGTTCGCTTGGTCCTGATATTGGATGAAGTCGGGAACTGGGACTAGCGTATCGCTTGTCGTCGTGCCGAGCAGAGGCTTCGGGCACGGGAAAAATCCCTCCAGTTCGAGCGGATCGTCCTTCTCATCCAGCAACTGCCCGACCGATTTCGACAGCCAAACAGCTTTCTGCGTCTCCTTGTCCCAAATCTCATAGACGCAGGCCTGCTTGTTCATCTGCTCTTGGCCGGTCGACATCTTCGACTCGCCATAGCCTTCGGCGCCCGGCGTCGCATCCAGCGGCACGCGCATGGCCGTTTCTTCGCCGAAGCGCTCGCACAGCTTCGCATAGGACAGGTAGACACGGCGCCACACGCACGTTACCTCTTCCCATGTGCGCGCGACCGAATGGCCGAAGTCCTTCCAATGCACGTAGTCGACAGGAGAAGTCTCGTCATCGATCTGCTCTAGCGGCTGGTCGTCGGTGATCTGCTCCGCGCCGGCGCCTTCGATTACTGCCTCGTCGTCGCCAGTCTCGTCCTCCGACAATGGCTCCTGCACGCTTGTAACCGGCGCATATCGCACCCATGCCACGCCACGACCGCAGAGAAAGCGATCCTGGACGCTGTTCTTCATCGCCTCCCGGTAATCCGGGTAATGGCGCACTTCAAATTCCAGCGCTCTTTCAAGTAGGAGTGAAGCCACACGCCCGACAGGGTCGCTATCTCTGAAACGACGGGATACGTCGGGCTGCGGTAGACGACTGAAGGTTGCTGGAACCAATGTTTGTACGTTGGCCCATAGGATGTTGAAGCGCGCTGACTCGCTGCCATAGGTGTATTCCTTCGCGTCGTCGCGATAGCGCTTGCCGATCTTGGTCGAGCGGTCAGTCCACTTGCTGAACGTCTTATCGTAGGCCGTGATATAGCCTAGGTAGCGCTCTACTTCGGGAGAACGCGTTGGTTGTGCCATTATTTCACCAGGCTAGAGCTTGACCACGGGGCATTCTGCTGGCCGATCTGGATATTCAATCCAAGAGACGGGCCGTAGACATTCGCGCCGCTGTGGAATAGGCGAAGCGTTCCGTCGCCTACATCGACCACGAATGAATCGAAGACCTGCAAGTTTTCCCATGCATAGGCGCCCGGCACGCCGGCAGCAATGCGGAACGCCCACGTCAGGCCGCCATCAAGCGAAATCCCCTGTCCGATGAACCGGCCAATAGGCGGATTGCCTGTCTGCGTTTGCGGAACGTAGTCGAACGAGATCAGGTATTGCTGGCCTTCTTTCCCGGGCGGCACGTAGACCGATGGCTCACCGGCCGAGTCATTGCGGAACAGCCCGACAGGCGGCAGAACGGCAGGGATGGTCCCTGTCTGATCAACCCAAGTCGCGCCCAAGTCGCTCGACGTGAGCAGCCCGAAGCGCTTCAGACCATCGCCGCCTAGCCCGGCGCACCACATTTCAATGACGTTGCTGCCTTGGCGAACCCGCAGCATCGGATCGAAAACGCCCTGATTGCGCCAGAAGTTATTCGAAGCCGGCACAGTCGCGCTGCAGATCAGACCGACTCGCGTCCACGTGTGAAGATCGGTGCTCGTCGCCCATCGAATCGTCGTGCCGTTATCAGAGACGTATGCCTGATATGTCGTGCCGGCGATCTGAACCGCGCCACCATTGAATGAGAAGAAACCATCCGTCCCATTCGCAAGCATCACCGGATTCGAAACATCGGCCGTCCACGGTCCATCGATGGTCGTCGACGTCCACAGTCCAAGATTCAGAATGTTCGAGTTCGCGGCATTCCCGTTCGTCACATGCGCGGCCGCGGTATAACCAGACAGCAGCATGGCCCATCGATTATTCACGGCATCGAAGAACGGCTCGGGATTGGCAATGTCCGTTGCATCCCACGTGCCGGCCGAACCCTTGGCAATAACCGGAGCTCCAGCATTTGCCGCGAGCGCCGTAAATACCGGCCAGTTGTAATTGAGTCCTACCAGCGACTGAACCTTTATCGGACCCCATGTTGCGTTGCCGCCAGATGGTCCATTGACGCCCATGTAAATACCGCACTTGGTCGCTGTCTGGAAGAGCGTCGACACGATCGAGGAAATCTGGACGCCATTTACCCAAATCGTGATGTTTTGGCCAACGCAATCCACGCGAACAGTCGTGATGGCGTTATTAATTACAGTTGCGTCCGCGATGTACGCCTGATCGAACTGAGTGCCGTCCTGCTTGTTGTAGAGCGTGACGCGGTTATAGCGCGGATCAACCTGGATGCCCCAGTTATTACCCGCGTCCACGTAACGGAACATCATCACAGCGATGACGCACAGATTTCCGTCCGGCGTGAACGATGACATGGGGCACGAGATGGTGAAATCCGACACGCCGGCATCGAAGACGTTGGCATTGGCGTTCACTTGAATAGCCGCCTGAGCCTTTCCGCTGCCGTTCAGCGTGAAAGCGCCAGCCGCGTTCGTGGTCCATGTCTTGTTGCCGATGTTCGTCGGGCGTGATTCGACAAACGTGCCGGCCGTCCCAATGAAATCGTCTTCGGCAAAGATTGACGCACCGCCGCCGAGACTAGGCGCCCATGCGTTGTTGCCGAGACAGTAGAAGTCGCCAGTTTGGCCACCCGCAAGCGATGCAGATGCGGCCGCATTGAGGAAACTACCGCCAATCGGCGGATATACCAGCATCGGCGTCGACGAAGCATTGACGATGACGTATATGTCGCCGGCCATCGCGGTCATGCTGACCGTGTTTTGCGCCGGCAGACGAACACCAGACGACGCCGGCACGTTCGAGAACACGCTGAAGTCGTTGCTGATCAGGGTTGCGTTAGCTTGGGTCGTGCCGGCAGCCGTGAGGTTAAGCGCGGGAACGCCAGCGGTCGTGTTCTGTGCCTGAGCGCCGGGTACGCCCGACCCCATCAGCTTCGCAAGGGTAGTCATCAGCCAATAATCGCTGTTGCGCTGATCGTGCCGCCTACCACGATGTAATGGCCTTGGCCTGCGGCGAGGTGCATCGGCGTGAAGCCAACCGGCAATAGCACTGTGTCAATCAGCTTCGTGGCCGTCGACGTGGCATTGCTGTCATAGACAGCCACCGTGCCGGATGTCGTGCTCGACACGAAGATGCCAATCAACGTCTGACCGGGGATTGCGTTGACATTCTTACTCGCGCTGAACAGAACGCCGCCGCCGCTAATGCTCGATGCCATTACAGCCTCCGATGATTCGATACTTGCCGCATGTGATCTTCCCAAACGTCGTTTAGCGTCTCGCTGGCGTCGAAATTGGCCCAGTCCGGTTCGTGCTTGGGTGCGATGTATTCCGCCTCGCTCATTACCTGCGCGCCATATGCGAACGCGTCAGATGGATGCGAGGCCCAGTTGTGCAGCGGTTCTTTCGAAAAGACGCCCGTGTCGTCATTCCACTCGTATTCCCACGCTCCCAGGCCATCTAGGCCGGCTTCACATGCGGTACGGTTGAATGCACATTTCGGGATGACCGCGCGAGCTGCGCTGATCTGGTCAAGTTTCTTGGTCTGCGGCACTACATCGACCTTCCCACCGCCGAATGCCGCTAGAAACCGCTCCATGCTCGTGTGCTTGCTTTGGAACGTCTTGGCGCGCGCATCGTGCGGCAGCCATATCTTTCCGAGCTTGGCGCCCATATCGGTGATGCTCTGCTGAATGCGTGGAATCCAGTCCTCTGCATCTAGCCCCGAGTCGCCTTCGTACTTGATTAGGTTGAATCCGCCCGGCAGACGCTGCCAGTACCACCACGAGGCCGTGTCACGAAAGCCCAAGTCGCTGCTGATCTCTATCGGCGCGCCCAACGGGTCGTATTCGATCTCTTCGCTGATCCGACCTTCACGCTCCGCGGCGCTGACCCACTTGCCTAGGATCGAACCGGCAATGTTGCCGTATGCGCCTTCCCAGATATGGTCATATTCCTCTTCCGGCAGGTTCGCCAAGTCACGCTGCCGAGCACGCTGCAACACCGAAGGAAACCGAGGATTGTCACGCCAGTTCAGTTCAATGATCTTGAACAGCGGGTCTTTCACGCGCCTGAACCGCAGATCGGTAGGGCTGCCCTTGCGCCGCGGGTTCCACGTCACCCACAGTTCGCTGACCTCTTCCCGCAGCGTCGGGATTAGCGTCGACCACGCCATGTTGGTGACCGGCTCTGCCTCGTCAACCCAACACAGGAGAATGCGCGCCTTCGACTTCACACTGTCGATGCTGCGATCCAACCCGGCGAACTTATACGAGATTCGGCCGTCCTTCGTGCGGATGAACTTCTCGCCGATCTCGAAGAACGCTTCTAGCCACGGCTCAGACCGAATCGCCGCCTTCACTTCCTCAAGCGACGAGTCATCCAGCGAGTTCATGAACTGCCGCGCGCAGAGGATGATCCCCTCGCGGCCTTCCATCGCCCACATGTAGGCCCGGACGGCGCTCATCTTGGCGAAGGATCGCGTCTTACCTGATCCCCGACCGCCGTATGCCCCGCGTATGTCAGCCTTACCGCTAAAGACAGGGATTAGCTTAGGAGGAAGCTGAATCCGGGCTGTTGTCACTCAGCGGCTCCAGAATGATCCGTTGCACGACGGTGAGAGGATTCTCCTCATCGCCCGCGACCTGGAGAGGAAGTAACTTCCCATAAAGCTGATAGAACTGAGTTGGGTTATCTTCCGCCCACTTGACCATCGCTTGAACGCCACCGAGGCGCGTAAAGACGTTGGCGATGTTCTCTTTCGCCGTGCCGCCTAGCTTGTTCGGCACGCCTGCTTGACGGCCACCCGTCTTACGTCCGGCTGCCATATGCCACCGCCTCTATGGCGGCCCAGTCCATTTCTACTTTAGAAACTAAGCTATTGATTCCATTTCGGAACGACAGCAGCAGACGGGCCGCATATACGCGCGATCCGACGCGGTCTACCTCTTTCTCCCACGCAGTCTTGCGCGGCGCTCTGACAGGGGTCGCTCTGCTTCCATTGCCACCGGCGCATTTGTTCAGAAGCGGCTTTACTTCCGCGATACGTTGACGCTCATATGCGTAGGCATCGGATTCCCGCTTGAACCGGGCGACTTCATGCCCGAGCAGCCTGAAATTCCTGATCTGAGCGCGCAGACGGGTGCCGCTTCCCTTGCCTACGTATTGGACGACGCCTTGCGCGTCTGTCAGTTCGTAGACGTAGTACCGCATTCCTGACCCTTTACGTACTTCTGCGCCTGTTGGTGCGCCTTGTCCAAATCGCTCACCGTCTTGTCCATCAGATGCTTCTTTGCAATCGTAGCGATGCGCGCCAGTTTCTCAGCCTGTTGGAGCAGATCGTCAAGCGACGAGTATTCCCCGTGCGCTTTGATCTGCTCGATAGCCCATTCGCGGGCTTCTGCTGAGATTGGCTTATCCATATCAGTCGCTAACGATCACGGGTTCTTCGAGCTTTTCATGAGGATGCGTCAGGCGAAGGATCGCCACCTGCTCACGCCCTTGTGCGCTGTTCCTGAAAATCTCCTCGTCCGATAGCATCGGATAGAGGGTGCGCAGGTTGTCCATCTCTTTGATTGTCATGATCAGCCGCCGACGCTCGGCGCCCAGACGTTGCCACCGATGCAGTAGAAATCGCCCGTCTTGCCCCCTGCGAGCGATGCAGACGCGGCCGCATTGACGAAGCTGCCACCGGTCGGTGGGTAGACGAGCATGGTCGTTGCGGAGGCGTTGACGACAACATAGATGTCGCCGGCCAATGCGGTCATAGAAGCTGCGTTCGCCACAGGAAGGCGCGCGCCAGACGATGCCGGCACGGTCGCGAATACGCTGAAGTCGCTGGTAATGGCCGTTGCGTTGGCCTGGGTCGTACCAGCCGCCGTCAGATTGAGCGCGGGAACGCCAGCCGTGGTGGCTTGTGCTTGGGCCGCTGGGACCGCTGATCCCATCAGTTTTGCGAGTGTCGTCACTTGTGATTCTCCTAAGCTGCGCGCACGGCGCTTTCAACTACATAAGGTCGAAAAGCCGCGCCATCCCACTCAGCGAGCAATTCCTCGATGGTCAAATCGTCCAGCAGCACCCAGCCAGTAATCTCATCAGCCTGCCCGAGCCCGTCGTGTCCTTGCCCGAGGCGCACGAACTGTCCTTCCGGCGACAGACGGGCCGGATCGAGCGTCACCTGATAGGTCACGACGCGCGGCGCCGGGTGGCCAAGATCGTCCAGAATCTTTGCGTTCTTCAGGTCGCGGTCAAATGACACGATGGCGACTTGCTTCTTGGTGATGGCTTCGATCATTACAGGTTCGCTTTCTCGTGCGGATTGCAGCAGCGTTCATCGGGTGTCCGCAACTTGCGAGCACACCACCAGCAACGCATCTGCGGCTCCGAATAGAAAAAGCCCCGACTAGCGGGGCTAAAGCTGCGGGGGATTCGCAGCTGGAGGAGTAGTGATGTCTTTCCATCAGTCAGCTACGGGGATAGCGGTGGCACTGCGTGAAGGCAAAAACTCAATCTAGCAAAATTGTACGTTTTAAGAGGGTATGTGTGAACTAGCGTGATGTGAACTATTGAGAGTTCACACTGACTCTTTGATATCCCATAGGTAGTTCGACATATCTTGAACGCTCTCAAGTTCTCTTTCTAGCGCGCCTTTGAGTTCTGCTGCGGATTCGGAAAACTCGCTACCGAGAGTCGCCCTCTCGATTTCCGATCTCAGGAACATCGAATACCGAATCAGTTTCTCAGCAATCTCACGCGTGTTGTAGCTCATTTTCTTCCTCACGCTCTGCTACCGGTTGGCCTTCCATCATAGCCCGATATGCCCGATGTGCCTCGGCTCTGAACGTCCGAAGCTGCCGGTAGAAATACGATGTCGAGAATCCCATCTCGTGCGCTACAGCCTTGATATTCTTGGC